GCGATTGACCCAGTTGAGCGATTTGATGCCCGTATGTTTGAGACCAATGAATGTAGTGAATTGCCCGAGCTATCGATGACGATTGAATCGGTACCTATGCTACCCGTGGGTTCATTGAACTTCAGATACAACTTCAGGTCATCTGATGGAGTTATCGATTTCCTTGCATTTGTCGATTGCTCCTTGAGACTGATAGTCTTATGAAACACGCGCAGTTCGTCGATAGAACCAGATAGCGTCTGTGTCGGTGTGAAAGAACTGTGCGACGACCCAGAGCCGATGATGAATGGTGATGTTGGAAACCCAAACTGTCCAAACTCCGACGCACGTGATGACGTCGCAACGAGCGCTTCATTGACATAGAGTTGGATGTTGTTGATACCGGGATGCCTATCGAGCGTTGCAACGATATGATTGAACTGTCCTTTTGCAAGCGATGATGAGATGACCAGCGATTGAGAGCCGCTAGCGGCCATAAAAACGATATTACATGCTGACGTCGATGCCGACTGCGACAACGCTAGCGTTATGCCCTGAACGCTACCTGATACCTTCTGACACACGATCTGATTGCCGTTTGTGACGCTTGGCACATGAAGCTGAAGCTCAATCGTGAATGATTTAAGCCCAGGGTCGATGACATTCTCGCCCGTTCTTTTCTTTGATATGCTTGGGTATAGATAACCCGCAAAATCTTCAACAACGACGTATGTTCCCTCAGTCGACGATGCACCTGCAGACCCAGAAAAGTTGAGATACCCAACATTTCGAGGAAAATTATCAAAAACCCATTTCTCAAACCCAGACAACGAATCAACGAATGCTTCAACCTCACGTCTCGTGCCGTCGAATGGATACTCGTTGATTATCCTGTCGAATGCGACGTTAACGTTCACCTCTGCAGAACTAAAAAATGTGTGTGTATTGAACACAGAGAAATCGACTGGAATCTGTTGCGTCGATTTGATACCAGTCCCATTAGAGTCGTATCTAAATGACGCTGTGCTCGTTAGATTACTTTCAGCTATATCATTGGCCGTCCTATTGACGACAGAGCCACCATCGTCAAGAAGACGTCTCGTCATCGATGGAGAAAACAGTCTTGGTCTATCGAAATCGATTGAGCGCTTCGCCATTATGCATCCACACGGAATATACCGCTAACATTTCGAAACACCTGCCTTGTTCCCTGTGCAACTATCATCACATCGATGCAGTATGAACGTCCTGGGTCAAGGTCAGATGCATATAGGTCAAAATACGGCCCAGTTGCATCGACAGACAACCTCGTTGAGTTTGTTACAGTATCGAAATCAAAAACGACCGTATCGTTGTTCACGTCGAACACACGATAATGCATCTCTTCAAATATCATGCTCTGTGATTCAATCGGAAGCTTTGTCGCTTTAAATGATGCACCATCATCTTCAATGAACACTCGAACCCTTGGTCTATCTGAGCTCTTGTATGCATTTCTGACATTCGTCGCAGACACACGCAACGGGTTAAGCGTGCCGAGTGTCGTTGTTCTAGATGCATCATACATCACAAGAGTGCCAGTGTAGAAACCGACAGTCCCATCGCTTGAACCCCACACCTCAGTGAATGTCGCAGAATGTGCAAGTGAGACCTCATTCAACAATGCACCAGTTGCAGCGGGTGATACAACGAATGTTGCAGAATAAATGCCAGCAATGCTGTTCTGCCCGACGACGTGTTGTGACGCAGATACGACTGTACGATAGTATGTTCCTGATGCCGTGCTTCCAGTCGTAAGAGTTATGACTAATGAATTTGAGCCCGTTATGGGTGTTCGCGTAGAGCCAGAGACAATGTTCGACAATGCTCCTCGAACGATATTATTCAAGAACAATGAACCACTGACGTCAAAGAAAAATGAACGATGATGGTCGATGATGCTGTCATTGAATCCGACCTCTATCGATGGGCGTAAGCGCGGCTCTGTGCTGTGCCTTGTCCCAAACCGTTTAACAAACCTCGTCCTGTCATCTGTCTCCTGCGTTCCTGAGAACGAGAGCCTAAAACCGTGGTTGGGTATCTGTCCAGATATCGTTGCAGAGACAATCCTTGTGATGTCCATGCTTAGGTCCTCTGACCCATCGGTGAATGATTGTGTGACGAATAAATCACCCAACGTCATTGAGCCAGTTATGACATCGATTGATGCTTGGCCGACGTATCCCTTTGCGTCTGCACCAGAGACATTCCAAAGCGCAAGGCCGCTTGACACTGATGCAGTCAGGTAGTTTGCTGCATCTATGTCCTCGAAGGCGCTAACGTCACGGCCGATGCCCTCATCAAATGACTGTGCTAGAGGATACAGTATAAGCGAAAAATTTGATGGAAGCGTTTGACCACCCATCACATCCTTCAGTGACAATGTGCATCTGAATGATGGGTGGTTCATGTCAAGGATGCTCGATGTAAGCGCAGTGATTGGTGATACATCGAACTTTATGAGAACGCGTGATAGCTCAATTGGGTCTGTCGTGCCGCTGACGAATGGTGATGAACCAGTCAGCTGACTCTCTCCTGCAAGCTTAAACAAATCTAGCGTGCCAGCAAGACCCACGTTTGCATCTGTTGCACGAAAACTATCGCGTATGATGCGGTTCGTGATGTAGCCGTCCTTCGTTGCTCGTAAGATTCTTTTCATAATGGCTCGCTAGAGTAAGTATCTCACTGTGCTGAACCGACGATGTCGAAATCAGGGTATCTAACCTCGAATATTGAACCGGCCGGTGATGGCACAAGAAGACGCTTTTTTGTGTTGCTTGTGACATCGAACCTGATTGTGCTGTATTCGCGGTCATTGACTGAGCCAGATATGCCCCTGAAACGCACATCAATGACAGATGCAACGCCCTGCGTCGTGTAAATGATGTTGTGTATGTCGTCGATTCGAATCGGTTGGTCGATTTGAAAGTTTTTGATATCGAGGTACTTTCTTAAACGAGCTATGATGTTCTGTATCACGATGTTCTTGACGGCGTTTGGTTCAACTGCTACCCTAAAATCGACACCGATGTTGATGACAGCAGCATCGAGGATATCGATTGCATCGCTAATCATCCTAAATTCATTCAAGAATAGCCTGAGGTTCTTTTTTAATGAGTCTGGTGATACGACCAACCTCTTGTCAGCATCACGTGATATGATGAACAACTGTGTCGCAAGTGGATTTCTTGGGTTTGAACGAACACCTGCACGGAATACACGTCCAAAGTTCGACGGCATAGTATATACACGTGCCAACAAGTCTGGCGTCGTGACAATTCGTGACTGTGCATTTCGGGCGGCTGGCACTTTACTCCTTAGCTCATCAAGCGTGGGAGCATCCTCACCACCTGATGCATTCTCTGGGTTTTTGATAGAGACACTTGCTCGTATCTGCTGCGCGAGCGACGATGATATCGTGCTTGGAAATGTCATACGAAGCGTGTTGATGGTGTTGATTGCACCAGACGTTGCATTGTGCTTTAGGCCACCACCGTATCTGTAATCGACAGTGATTGTCGTGTTGATTGGTGCGACACCAAGCGTCTGCGTGCCTAACAACCTGCCAGGGTCTAGCGTGTAGCGTGAAAATGTCTGCTTGCCGTAAAGTGGAAGCGCAAGGTCGCTTGGGTCTGGGATGATATCATCAACAAGCGTGTTTGCGTTTCCGCTACCGAACCTCAGCGTCGTGAGACCCGTGTTAAAATCCATCGTTCGTGTGAATCGATACGGTGCGGGAATGACCTCAAAATTTTCATTCACCAGCTCATTGTCGCTATTGACGTTGGGTATGCCACGAAACACGGTGTCCTGCGCAAGCGTCTCAACCTCGTAGTATGTGTTGCCGTCAGAGTCGATTACTGAGAACACCTCAGTTATGTCCTGCTGCGCTAGCGTTATCTCTCTAAATGGAACGTATGAATCAGGAATGATGAACGTCTCTGTCGTTCGAAATCCTGATAGACACACACCATCAGGAGCAAGGGGAGCATTTCCTGGGCCGCCCATGATGAGTATGAACGTCGTCGGGCTTCCGTCAGAGCCGACCTCACCTATCGTAAGGCGCGCCTTGAGCGTCCCATCAGAATACGTGTCTGAGAAGTCGAGGTCCTCTATCAGCTCAAATAGCACACCATCATCTGATTCACCTATGCTTCCCTGTAGGATGACTGGAAGCGCAGACGGTTGTGGCACATACACCGAACCCTGTAGCTGTGATGGCACCTCTATCGCCCATTGCAATGCAACGACAGCAGGAGATGCACCCGTGATTGGAACGCCGGCGCGCCTGATGTGTCTCAGTATGTTTGAGGTCTCAACAGCAAGCTCTGGGTCAAGCTCCGTGAACTGGTGGTCGAGATAGAACGACATGTGGTCGCCTATCTCTGCAGGAAGGTCAAGTAAAAGACCACCAAGCGATGCCTCAGAGAAGTCCTTTATCTTATCAGGAAAGAACACACGCGCATGCTGCAACAGCAACGCCTTAAATGCATCACGGTCCTTGTTAAGATACGTCCTTGATATAACGTTCTTTACATCTTGCTTCACCATCTTCAGCCTCTCACATACAGCGTTATCATTATCTCTTTTCCGACAATACCGAGCCGTGGCACATCATACACAATCTTTATATCTACGCGCTCGACGGTGCCACCCTGACCCGGTATCTGCTTTGACTCAAATGTCCGAGGGTTGATGAACGGCATGTGCCTATTGATGGCATCCCTGATGCGTGTTATCGCCTCAGAATCAAATGCTTCACGCCCATGCTCCATCGTCAATTCTCTAAGATTTGCTCCAAAATTGAACATTCCAAGGCGTTCTCCATGGTTCGTCAGCAGCAGGTTTCGAAAATTATCCTGTATCTGATTACCGATGTCGAAATGCATTCCGAACAATCCATCATTCTGCGTACCAAATCTCAGTGGTGTGATGAACCCGATTGGTTCAGTGTTTTCAACGACCTTGAACTTCTGTAATGATGAGCTTTCACCAGCACTTTTGAAATCAAGAATAGCCACACATCTAAATATGAAGCAGCCAACTACATGGGAGGGATAACGATAAACTTTCCAGCAATCCTCATATCACCGACGAGAAGGCCACATGCCCAGTCAAGCAGCGCACGACCAAACTTAAGTGCATTCTCATCCTGAAACGGTGGTGCCGCTAACATGATGGGTGATATCGGTGATGGTGGTACCGGCGGCCCAGGGATTGGTTTTATGTTAAGAGACACCGCACCTGCAGCCAACATCGGAAACACTGTCGCGTTGATGTCAGCCGTCAATGCATCACCTATGATGTTCATACCGGGTGCATCTGCAGGTGTGCTATTCGTCTGTGCAGATATAGCTGCGGCAAGCGATTGACCCATGCTAGCGGGGGCGATTGGAATCGGAATCGACGCGATGTTCGGAGGAATCGGTGGTGGCATTAATGACATCATTATGATGGGTGTGGCAACACTCTCAATCGTTGAGATGATTAAATCATCGATACCAGAGACGCCCCTAGAATCAAGCGACTGCTTGAGACCCATCACCTCACCCTTCCTATCCGTGAAAACATCGAATTGATGTTGTCGTTCAATTGCTTCGTTGCATCTGAGACATCACTCTTGAGCTGTGGAGATGCAGACTTCAACATGTCAGACAGTCTCTTGATACCGGGAAGCGCAACTCCCAAATTTCCAAGGCTGTTCGGCGGCGAAGCTAGCTCATTACCAGCTGTCTCAAGAGCGTTTGCAAATGTCGTGATGTGTTTTTCGACAGCCGTCGTATAATCACCCAACAGCTTCTTGAGCGTATCTCCCATCACAAGTGGCTCTGTAGCATCACGACCGATGTACACCTGTGTGCCAGCGCCGTTAT